GGCTCCTGTCACTAATGGGCCTAACTCATTAGTGCTATTTAGACCGGCTGGGACTGTTTCAGAAGCAGCCCGCCTGTTAGACGTATATTGGCAGGGCTTAACCTTGCGCGGCGAGATCGCAGTGACTGTGCAATTGCAGGAACTATACGCCACATTGGTATTCACTGCCTTCCGAATTCCCCGTGACAATGCACTTGAAACACGGATGAAGATGGATGCAGAAGCGTATAGACGCAATCACACCTGGGGAGCCATGACTCCCATGGAGGTCACCCAGGCCTTGATGTACACAGTTATCGCCGCTATGGCGTACACTGAGCCCGATGAAAGGGCCGGTGAGCTATATAATTTTAGACAACAAGCAATGAAGAATGCTGGATTTAAGATTGGCCAGTGTTCCCTTAGATCATGGACTAGCTTATTTGGATACCCAGAGCCCGCACCTGCGGGTTTTCGCCTATCGCCCGTCGAGCGCTATGTCAGGGCCATGGATCAGGGCGTGTCCGCGACAATGCTCGAATCACTGATCCAGGCCGGAACGATTGCGTTAATAAGCGGGCCATTTACCAACTGGTACCTTTGCCGGTGTATGCAGCAGTTGACTTTTACAGCTGCTCGATATACAGTGGGTGCGTGTGCAACGAGCATAAGTCGCTTTGCGAGCGCCATCTGGTCGAGACTCCCGTTCCAGATGAGTTTTACGTTCGTGGCTGCACCGACCGCATGATTGCGTTCATGCGACAAATTGGGTTCTACAAACAGCACATTGTCCCAATGACTTTGCGTGAGTTTGCTAGTTCTCATCCCAATCCGGCAATGAGACGTAAGTACCATGAAGCTATAGATAGTCTAGATGATTTGCCATTTAATCCAAAAGACGGCCGCTTATCCACCTTTATCAAAAATGAGCGCATGCCCGAGACCACAGACGCTGTCAAGCCTCCACGTGCTATCCAGGCTCGTCCCACACGATTTGCTGTTACGCTGGGAGCTCTGTTGAAACCGTTTGAGGAGGCGCTGTGGGGCAAGCATGCGCCACCAAAAATAAGAAAATTCTTTGCTAAGTGCATGAACCCCAAGCAAATTGGGGCACGCTTGCGCCAACTAGGCAACGAACTGGGCACTGAAGATATTGTATATATTGAAAATGATTACAGCCGCTTTGATTCGACGCAGTCCAAAGCGTTGCTGCAAGCAGTGCACCAGTTCTACCGTAGTGTTAGTTCCACTTATAGATATAGCCGCACATTACGCAAATGCCTCCATTATCAGTTACGCAACCACGGTCGCACACGTGGTGGCATCAAGTACACTGTTGAGGCCACCTGCGCTAGTGGCGACTATGATACATCATTAAAGGGCTGTATTATTAATTTTATTGCAGTGTGCAGCCTGATGACTATGCTTGCAATACCATTTGATGTCATCATTAACGGTGATGACAGTGTGATCGCCATACGGCGCGGTGACCTCGAACAGTTCCAAAAATATGAAAAAGAACACTTTAAGAAACTGGGGCTATTAACCAAAATGCTTATTAAAAATGAGCTGAGCGAGGTCTCCTTCTGCCAAGGTAAGGTTATTAATAATGGTCACGAAGACATTCTTGTTCGCGACCCAGTTAGGGCGATATCACACGCATCCGTTTGTACCAAGCCTTACGGTGGTAGGGCTTGGCTGGCCAGATTGAGGGCAGGTGGTGAATGCGAGCTTGCAACCAACCCTGGTATCCCGGTTGTGCAATCGTTTGCGCTCCGTCTTATGCGTGAGTCTTGGCGTAATGGACGCGTCAATGCGGCATATGAGCGTGATCTTGCATGGCGTAAGGGTAACCTAAGATGTGAGCCGCGACCTGTCACTGAAAGGGCAAGAGTTGATTTCTGGCGGGCATTTGGCATTCCGCCTGACGAGCAGCGCCGCTTAGAACGGTA